GTCGAAATGGATACGGGGCGAAACTTGCTAATATATACAGTCGTCAGTTTGGGATCGTCGTGAAAGATGGCGTAAATAAATTGCAGTATACCCAATACTGGACGCACAATATGTCCGCATGTTCTCCACCGAAGATTAAAAAATACACCCCCCAACAATCTTCGGTGAGTGTGACGTTCACCCCTGACTACGCGCGCTTCGGCATGCCCGATGGCATCGACACGCACTTCATCCAAATCCTTCGCAAGAGGGTGTGGGACGCGAACGTGTGCACGTCACCCAACTGTAAGGTGACGTGGCAAGGTGAGGCCCTCCCGAAGCAAAAGTTTTCAGATTACGCGAAGATGTTTCTCCCAGAGGGCACGTCCGTGTTCTCCGCCGAAGAAGACCGTTGGTCGGTGTGCCTGGCACCCTCTCCCGACGGCTTCGAACAAATGTCCTTCGTGAATGGGATATGCACCTCCAAAGGTGGCTCCCACGTGGACTACGTGTCCAATTACGTCGCGAACGGTATCATCGCGGAATTGGCGAAGAAAATCAGATTGAAACCCTCACAGGTGAAGAACACGTTTTTCGTCTTCGTCAAGTGCACCCTCGAGAACCCCACGTTCTCTTCGCAGGTGAAATCCGAGTGCACGTCCAAGGTGGCCGAATTCGGCTCGAGGTTTGAACCCCCCCCAAAAACGTTCTTCAAGAACGTGTTGAAAACTGGAATTCAAGATGAATTATTGTTGTTGAACAAATTCAAAGAAATGAAGGAACTCAAAAAAACAGATGGAGGTGCGAGGAAATCCAAGATTTTTGGCATTCCCAAACTGGACGACGCCAACAAAGCGGGGACGAGTAAATCCAAAGAGTGCACGCTCATCGTCACAGAGGGAGACTCCGCGAAGACACTCGCCGTGGCCGGCCTCTCGGTCGTCGGTCGAGACCTTTGGGGCGTGTTCCCACTCCGGGGGAAGTGTAAGAACGTTCGAGACGCCTCCGCATCCTCTCTCACCGCCAATAAGGAATTCTCAGACTTGAAGAAAATCTTGGGCCTGGTGCAGGGCAAGGCGTACACCGATGTGAGCGAGTTGCGTTACGGGCGTCTGTGCATCATGACCGACGCCGACGTGGACGGTTCGCACATCAAGGGTCTACTGCTCAACATGTTTGAATACTTCTGGCCATCTCTGTTGAAGATTGGTTTCGTGGTTTCCATGGTGACCCCGATCATCAAAGCCACCAAAGGCAAAAACGAAATTTCCTTCTTCACGGATTCGTCGTTCAGGAGTTGGTTCAGCACGCACCAAATTCGAGGGTGGAACATTAAATATTACAAAGGGTTGGGGACGTCCACCTCCGCGGAGGCGAGGGAATATTTCAAGTCCATCAAAAAACTTCTCGTGTGCTTCGACGCCGACGAACGCACCAATCAGTCTTTGGTGTTGGGGTTCGACAAGACGAGGGCGGACGACCGCAAGACGTGGCTTCTTCAGGCCGCGGCGAAAGCCCCCCAAGAGTTGGAGGTGCCGTACGGACAGATTCAACGACTCGACATCTCGGATTTCGTGCACAGAGATTTGGTAAACTTTAGTCTGGCCAATCTTCGCAGAGCCATCCCGTCCATGGTGGATGGGTTGAAGCCGTCTCAGAGAAAAGTCATACACGCGTGCCTCCAGAGAGGGCTCACGAGTGAAATGAAAGTGGCCCAGTTGGCGTCGTACGTGAGCGAAAAGACGTGCTACCACCACGGAGAAGTGTCTCTGGCCGAAACAATCATTAATTTGGCGAATGATTACGTCGGGTCGAATAATTTTAATTTACTCGAACCGTGTGGACAATTCGGCACCAGACTCATGGGTGGGAAAGACGCGAGCGCGACGAGATACATCTTCACCAAACTCGCACCGGACACGAGAAAGGTGTTCGATCAGAGGGACGACCCCGTGCTCTCCTACGTCGAGGACGATGGGAAACGCATCGAACCGGAATTCTTCGTCCCCACCCTCCCGATGATTCTCGTGAACGGCGCAGAGGGCATTGGCACCGGGTTCTCGTGCAGTGTGCCCCCGTTCGATCCGGAGGTGTGCAGGGAGAACATTCGTCGCGTGCTCCGTGGGGAGCAATTACTCGAAATGAACCCGTGGTGGCGAGGATTCAAGGGTGAGGTGTCTCGTCACGGAGACCACTGGGTCGTCAAGGGGTGTTATGACGAGGCGAGCGGGGCCATCACCGAACTGCCACCAGGGGTGTGGACGCAGACGTTCAAGGAACACCTCGACGCCATGGTCGAAGCCAAACGAATCACCTCCTACGTGAACAATTCCACCGTGGAAGACGTTCGCTTCACCGTCGTCGGGTGGAAGGGTGAGGATTTCGCCTCGGATTTCAAACTCATGAAAACCATTCGAGTGAGTAACATGCACCTGTTCCATCCGCACCAAGGGATTAAAAAATATGAGAGCCCAGAAGAAATTTTAGTGGACTACGCCCACGTGAGGCTTCACTACTACAATCTCCGAAAGACAAATCTCATGCAACAACTCACCGCAAAGGCTGCCGTCCTCACCCACAAAGCCAGATTTATCTCCATGGTCATCAACGGCGAACTCCACGTGTTCAATCGAAAACGCGCACACGTGGAAAAAATGCTCGTCGACTTGGGATTCCCGGACACGGAATATCTCTTGAAGATCCCATTCGAACAAACCACCGAGGAAGCGGTGAAGACCATGCACACTCAGGCTGTGGAGGCACAGAGAGAGGTGGAGGTCCTCCGCGGGATGACCGCCGTGGATCTTTGGAAAAAAGATGTTGGTTTACAGTAGAATGCCCGGAGAAGCCGCACGTATCGCCCTCGCTTCGCTGTGTGGCAAACAGGACACGTATCTGGTGTCCAAGGCGCCGAAGGACTCGCCGTTTTTCTTCAACGGTCGACAACTTAGTCACTCTAACTTTCGTAAATATCACAGAAGCAAAACCGTCTACAACCCGAACACGGACGCGAATTGGCCGTTCGGACAACAATCGATCAAAGTGCGGTTCGACCCGATGCAGATGGGTGATCTCCTGACGAACATGTGGGTTCGAATCTCCATGCCCGGCTTGGCGTCCACGAACGACACGTACGCCGACCAATTGGGACGACACATCTTCAAAGAGGTGAGGATGCGCGTGGACGAGGTCGAGGTGGAAACGTTCTACGACGATTGGGGGGTGATTTACGACGAGTTGTACTTGGAGATGTCCGAAAAAGTCGCCAATCGATTTCTCGTGAACAGGTCGCTCGCCTACGATTCGAGTGACCTCAACAGCACCATCTCCACCGCCGAGACCGAACTCTTCATCCCCCTCAACTTTTTCTTCTCGAGGAAATACTCCGGGGACGAGTACGCACAGAACGAACCCGACCGTCCGTATTTTCCCGTGTGTTCGTGTTACAAACAAAAAATTGAATTCGAATTCGTGTTTCACAAACAAACCTTCTTCACCGATACCTCGAAAACTCTGACCGTGCCCAAGTTTCACATCATTACCGAGGAAATTACCCTCGAACCCGAGGAACGCATGTACTTCATGAAGACTGGACAAACGCTCGTCACCGATCTCGTGTACCGTCACCCATCCGCACAGACGGAGAAAGGGAAGACGAGCCTTCGAACGAATCTCGTGCCGGACCAACCCGTCAAGGTGCTTCACTGGTTCTTTCGCAACTCTAAATTCGAAAACGAAAATATCACCGCGAATGGGGAAACCGAGGAAGGTGAACTCTACACCCAGAATAGATTCAATTTTTCCTCAAACGTGAATTTCGACCAAGTGTACTCTTTCTTCGCGCCGGTGATGGATGAGGCGAAGTTTTACCTAAACGGCGAAAAGTTTCCAAATTCTACGCAGACTGGGCACCTATATTACAAATATCTCACACCGATGAGACGCTACTTGTCCCGCCCGTACCGGAACGTCTACACGCACTCCTTCGCCGAGTTCCCACGTCGGGCGCAGTTCTCCGGGCACCTCGACTTTTCCCAACTCAAAGGGAACAAAACCGCGGTTGAGTTTACGTTCGAACCACTGAACGCGGCCCAACAGGCCCTCCTCGCGGACGATGTCTACACCGCGCACATCTACTACATCGGATACGAGGTTTTCGTATTCGAGGGAGGAAAAATGCGAAAACTTCTCCAAAGTGAGGAGAAGCGGGAGGACCAGGAGGAGGAGGAGGAAACGCCACCGAATCCGGAGGAAATGCCAGAACCACCCACGGGCCCACGGAAACCGACGCCGATTCAAACGTCGGCCTTCTTGAATAGTGTGAGGCGATTCGCCTCGATGTAATCAATAATCTTAGTACTTATGCACCACTTGATGAAATTTAACTGTGCGATCGTCGTGTGCAACGTCTCCCCCGTCCCTGGGACGACGTAATCGAACTTTTGTGCGCGCGCGAAAGGGTCGAACAGCGTCTTCGAATAGCCGTTCAGAGAGGACTTGTACAGACAGTGCACCGGAACCACCTTCCCTTCCGTCGTGGTGAAACTGGTGTGATGTTTCTTCGCGTAATTACAAATGAACCACTCGATGTTCCTCAGTGAGATTCCAGATTTTTTGTTAAGAATGTCTAGTAGCGTCGTTCTGTGGGCTTCATCGGAATAAAAATTGTTGATCGACTTTAATAAAAGTTGTGACTTACTCATTACAATAACATGTCCCCCAAATCTCTAAGTGCGTCTCCATTCGGGTTACACGCCGGACAACTCGCGTCGAATGGGATCGACTCCGGGTGGGTGTGCCCACTCATCCGTTGGATCACCACGGGTTCGACCTTCTTCTTCTGACAGTAGTGGAGATTACAGTACCCCTCCAACTCCCTCTTCCCGTTCCGCGTGCATCGCTGCCCGTTCTGTTTCACCCCCCGACACCTCCCGTGCTCACCCACCTCCGGGACGTCGGCCAGGAGAAGTTGCATGGGGATGTTGTATTTTTTACTAATGCGCTCGAGAAACGTCGCCAACTTCTCCTCCACCCGCACGTCCACCTGCGTGCGAATCTCTAGTTGCATCGCCTGAGACAACGACTCCTGCACGCGCTTCTTAAACTCGTCATCGAGACGCCGTCGAACCTCGTCTTCGATGAGTTTGTCAATCTTCTCGATCCGGGGATTCATGTATTTTCGGTGTGTGTTACAATAAGAAACAGTTAAGGCAAAACGCGCGCCCTTTCTTCGAAAGCCTTGAAGAGAGAGGTGATGGTGGTTTTTTGTTTGGGTGCCCTCTTTTTTTTAGGAGGCTTGTGCCTCTCTATAATCTCTCCGAAAATTTCCTGTTTAGGATCTTTCACCAAGGGTTCCACCAAATCACACACGGGATTTAAAAATTTGTTCATAAAGTAGTAGTGGTAATCCACGGGAACCCCATGCTCTTCCACGTATTTCGGGTCCTCGGCTTTTTCGTACGCCTTGGCTTTGGGGTCATCCGTTTTTGTGAGTATGTAAGGCACCCGGTCACCCGATTGCGGCTCTGAACCCGGGGCGCGGTCTCTAATCTTGTTTCGCACTTGCACGTGGGCGAGATTTGGGTTTTTGTATGAATCCGCGAGCGATTGAGAGAGGATGAGTTCGTCGTGAGAGACGTCACCCGTGAGTAACTCCATCGCCCGCTCCCTCGCCAAGTCGATGGCAGGTTTCGGGTCAGAGGACGCCAATATGCAATCGAGCACCTCCTTGAGCACGCGACGCACGTGAGGGGTGTTGTCCCTACGCACGAGTTGCAAACCCTTGACGTCGATGTATTTAAACTCCACGTTTCCAGATTTTCCCTTTTCCCACAACTTGGCGGCGTATCTTTTTTTCGAATAGAGGAAATACGGACTATACACCTTTTCCAGTTCAAGGTCGTTCGGTTTTTTGAACAACGCGGTGCACTCCTTCGCCGCGCGCTCGCCGAGTTCCCACGAATAGTCCAGCGCATCCTGACCCGTGCGACCTTGAACGTCAAACTCCACCATCACGCTATCCGTATCGCCGTACCGCACGATGGACCCGGGGAAGTTCTTTTCCACGTAGTTTTTCGTGTCCTCGATCATCGAACGACCCTTGGACGTGGTCGTCGACGCGATGGCCATGCACGGTAACATCCCCTTCGACGCTCCGGT